TTACCCCAAAAACCCCTTACGATAAAAATATCTTATAATTGTATAAATTGTAATTTTATGACTAATATCATCGAAGAATATAATAATCATATAAAAGAATGTTTAGAAGAAATTAATTTAGATAAAGATAATAATTTTGTATGTAAAAAATGCAATTTTATAACATCAAATAAAAAAGATTATAATAGACATATTAATACAATAAAACATAAAAATAATGATAAAATTTATATATGTAAATGTGGTAAAAATTATAAACATAGAGCATCTTTATATAATCATAAAAAATCATGCAGCAATATTAATAATATAATTGAAGGTAATAATGGGACTATATATGAAGAGAATAACTCGAATATTGTAGATGATAATATTAATGTTGTAGAAGAAGCATGTAATATGTTATATAATAGAGATTATGAGAATATTAGTGAAAATACTGGACAGAACAATAATAATATAAATTATAATAATTTGATTAATACATTAATGAATGAAAATAAAGAATTAAGAAAAACTATAACAAAAATAATACCGAAAATTGGTAATAATAATACAACACATAACAAATTCAATTTGAATGTATTTTTACATGAAGAATGTAAAGATGCTATTAATATAAATGATTTTCTTAAATCAATACAAATACAAATGGAAGATCTAGAAGTAACAAAAAATAATAGTCTAGAATATGGAATAAATAATATATTTACAAAAGCATTAACAAATATAGATGTATATAAACGTCCAATACATTGTACCGATACAAAACGTAAAATTTTGTATGTTAAAGACAAAAACAATTGGGAAATAGATAATGAATACAAATCATTAAAAAATAGTATAAATGAAGTAGTAAATAAACAACGAAAAAGTATAAAAGAATGGGAAAAGTTAAATCCAAATTGGGAAAAAAATGAAAAATTACAAGAAGAGTATGCTAAATTAGTAAAAAATAGTACATGTGAACTAGATGATAATCAAGAAGTTAAAATAATAAAAAATATAGCAGATAATGTAATATGTAATAATTAAATAAATATATATATATTTAATTATTTAATCATTTTTTTGCATTTGTTCTAATAAACATTTGCTTGTATTGAGTAATTCTTGATATGAATTATTAAAATTCTCTAACGATTTCTGCATCTGATTTTTTTTATCGATTTTTTCTTGAAGATTTTCACTAATTGAAGCAATTTTACCTTCTAAGTCTTTAATTTGACCACTGAAATTAATTACTTCTCGTTCATTTTTCTGAATTTCTTCAGTTAAAGTTTTTACTTCTTTGTTTTTTTGATTAATTTGGTCTTGAATGACACTATGAACGTCCATGATATATTTTAAATTAATAAAATAAATTAAATATCTAAACTAATAGTATTTTTTTCACTCTTTGTACGTTTTTTACTTCTTGGGATTTTTTCATTAGAAATTTCCTTTAACTCTTTGATACTTAATGTACTACCTTCCTTCGGAATTTCTTTAGTTTGTTTTGTTTTCAATCCAGAAATAATTTCACTTATATTTGAAGGACCCTTCATTTCTTGTCTAGGTGCCGATGTTTTACTGGGATTGCTAAATTGTTCACTAATATTAATTCCATCATTGTTTCTTGCACTATTTAAATCTGGTCTGTTCATTGGTGGTGCTTGAAATCTAGTACTCTTTGTTGTTTGTGTATCCATTGGTGGTGGTGGTTGTTCTGTTCCCATACTAGGAGAATTTCTTTGTTGTGGCATAAAATCATTCATAAATCCTCCAAATCCAGGATTGTTTTCACCCATTGAGTTTACAGCAGCACTTGTAAATTGTTGCATTAGATCGGGGTTTTGTCTCATAATATCATCCATACCAGGCATAGCTGATTTGAACATCGTATTTGTCATATGTACCATAATCGCGGAACCACCTAATTGGAATAATAATTTGAGTTCGGGAGCCATTTTAGCCTTGGATTTATATTTTTCATGTAATTCAGCAAAAATTTCATCATAATCATCAATGTTTTCATTGACTTGTTCTCCCCAACCATCAAGTTTCACATCAAACGGATCAAATTTATTATTCAAAAACTCAATACCTGTAATAGCAGCCATTAACATTCTACTTTGAAATTTAACACTGTTGGACTTTTCTTTATTTGAAATAATAGTTTCATATTCCCCTTGCATTTCTAGTAAAGAAGAATCCATGGTATATTTTTTAGTTAATACAGCACCTTTTTTTTCTAAATCTTCGAGTTTTTTTAAATATTTAAATTTCTCTCTTAATGTTTCTTCAGCACTGAGTTTAGGTTTGTCAGGTAAATTTTTATCTGGGTCAACAGGGATATTGTTAAATTTACTAAAACCATCCCATGTTTTTTCTGGTTCATTATCTTCTGCAGTAGCCTTACCAATACTAATGTTTTCGTCAAAATTGACTTTTATTTCGGGTTTAAACATCTCATTTCTAGCTTCACTAATAGATTTTGATGGTCCACCAATATCAATAGTTGCTTCATTTAGATCAGCTTCTAAATCATTCAAATCATCAATATTGATTTCGGTATTATTTTTACTTTCTCCAAGTTTCTTTTTATCATTCATTAATAGTTCTATTCCTGATCCAAAGTTAACGGATGGTTTAATATTAGATGATTCCATAACCACTTCATCATTTAATGAAATAATAGGACCATCATCTATTTTACTAATATCAATGACTTCAGCGTTTAACTCTTCCATTATGATATTATTATAACTTTTAATTTTAAGTATTACGAATTTATATATATTAAATTATATTTTTTAAGTAAATTAATATTATTAATTTATATATTAAATTATCAAGACGAATTCATATACCAAAAAGCTTGTAAAAATGAATCAGCTAAATCATCTTTTTTTCTATGTTTTTCGAATAAATCCAACCAACAATTCACATTATGATTTTTTTCTAAAATTTCTTTTGTAACACTAATTCCTAGTTTTTTTCTCTCAGTATACGTAGTTTTTGTAGAATTTTCAGCAAATAATTTCAATTTATTAGATGAAGAAATGAATTTAATATCCAAAATATTTTTCATAATAAAATATTGCGCAATCATACCTTGTAATGTTTTCATTCTATTTGCAATTGGACTTATTTGATTTTCGATAATAACAGTATCAATTGATGATTGTGATAAAATTTCATCAAAATGATTTTGCATACTTTTGCCTAATTGTACTAGATTAAAGTCGTCTGCTTTCGCTTCATTTACAATATTAAAACATTTGTTATTTATAAATTCTTCAATACGTTCTAATAAAATATTTTTAGTATTTGGTTTGTCGATATTTATATTATATTTGTTGCATATTTCAATAATATTTTGAATTTTACTTTTTTTTAGTTTTTTCATATTTAAATCAGTAGTAGCAATATAGTATTCTTGATTTTTTGCATGTATTTTGCAAAAAAAATTATTATTTTTTGTATATTTTGCTTTATTAGTACATGGTTTATCCTTTTTGTTTTTTTTATCTTTTTTTATGTGCTGACAAATATGCTGTGATTCGCATAAATTGATTACATCCCATTTATTAATATAATAATCATTATTACAAGTATCTACAATACAATAGGCTAAATTTTTTATACCAACATCAATACTTAATATTTTCATATGATAAGATAGCTAATATATATTTAATTACTAATCCAATATATATTTATTTCATCATATTCATATTTTTCATGTGTTCATCAACTTGTTCCTGACTAATGGCAGGAGATACCATACGTGCTTCCAGTTCGTTACGTGATAAATAAATATTTTTTAAGTCACTATCCTCATATCCGTATGGTTGCGATTTTTCAAAAGGAGAATTGTATAAATACGGTGAACCGTTGTTTTCAACTACGGATTTATTATTAATAGGACAATATCCACATTGATCACAAGAATCTTTTTGATTTTGTTTAATAATAGTATCTGCATTTTTTGTTAAAAATTCTCTATATTTCCAGTTGCTGTTAATCTTATTTTGATGTCTAATATTTTCGTTTATTACAGCACCAGGTTGCCACGATGCATAATTTCTACCATCATCCATAATAGGTGGATAATCAAAATGTATATTATTTGAACCTGAATAACAAGTACCCCAACTCATTTATATTATAATATATTATTAAAATATAAATTAATTTTCTAATAATTCCACTAAATCATTTTTTTTTAATTTTCTAGCCTCTGTCATATTGTTAACAAGATTTCTTTGGATAACTAATTCACGTAATGTATCTACTTTCATTTTATTGATATCAATGTCAATTTTTTCTACATGATTATCTACTTTTTCTTCATGAATATCAATTTTTTTCACTTCTATGGGTTCTTGATTAATTTCTAATTCATCAATGGATGCATTAATTATATTTTCTACAATTATTTTTGCATCATTATTCTCGTTCTCATCATCAGAATCAGAATCAGAATCAGAAGTACTACTATCGCTAGAAATACCATTACTTTCAACATTATTATTTTCATTCATAGTAATTGGAATATCGTTATTTACATTCATCATAATGTGATTATTATAGTTTTCAACAGAATCATTATTTTCTGTTTCATGAATGTCTATAACTTTCATATTAGTTTGAACCACTTCACTAATTTGAATAGATTCTGAATCAGTTTCTGAATCTGATTCAGAATCGGAATCTGAAACCGAGTCAGAATCAGAAACGGAATCGGAATCGGAATTATGATTATTAAATACTTTATTTTCATCATCAGAAACTTCTATTTTATTGAATGTTTGTTCAGATAAATTTGTAGCGTTTTTTATAGCTGTTTCATTGGCTAAATTATGATTATTTGATTTATTTGTTTGCATATCAACAATAAATCTTTGTAAAATTTTACTTTGTTCTAAAACATTTAATTCTAAAGATTTTACTCTATTATTAAAGTAATAAAAAGTAGCAGAACATAATATTAAGGTGAAACCTAATGTTACACCAAATCTTATATTTTCAAGTGTGGGAGTGTTCATTATTAAAAATCTAAAATATATTTTAAATAGTTATTGAACGAATTAAATATTTATAGAATTAATAATATTATTCATATTTGATAAAATTTCTTCAGGATAATTCAAATCAACAAGTACTTTTATACCACCTTTAATATTAGATATACCAGATTCTAATTTATATGTATATTCAAATTCATTAATATTATTATTAATTTTCATATGATAATTATTAATTAATTTATTGCTATCTAATCGTTTACATAAATCAATATAATGGGTTGTTAATAAGAAATTTATATTTTTGAAGTTGCTTAAATATTTCAAATAACCAAAAGCACTACCGATTGCTTCATATGGATTAGTTCCAGAATATAATTCATCAAATATACAGAAGTGTCTTTTATTAGGATTATTTTTGATAATATCTAAAATTTCTTTACATCTTCTAGCTTCTGCTTGGAATAAACTATCTCTACCAGATGTATCAGGAATATTAATATAACAATGAATATATTCATATGGATTAATATTAGCTTTGTCATAGAATCCACAACCTATTTGTTGAGAGAAAATAATATTAAATAATGTACTTTTAAGTATAGTAGTTTTTCCAGCAGCATTCGGTCCCGTAATAAGTTTATGACACGATAAATCGTATGAATTTTTAACAGGATTATGATTAATAAGCGATGGGAAATAAACATTTTTAAATTTACACTTTTTTTTTGTGTATTTACAAAAATTAATTTTTTTATTATTTATATTTTCTCTCAATCCACATATATTATTAACATATCCATTGAATCCGAATGAATAATTAATGCAATCAGTTAAAAGAGGATGTTCATGTAGTTGATAATAACATTTCATAATATGACCAATTTCAAGTAATTTATTTGGTCTAAATTTGTATTCTGTAATTTTATCTAAATTTTTTTTGTATTTCAATAAAATATCTTTATTGTATAAAAGTTGTTCATTAAATGGTTTATATGTAGATAAATCATTTGAATAATTCAAATAATTATCAATAGAATTAATAGTATTATTAAGATAATCTCTCATATTAAACAATTCAAAATGTATTTTTGTAATATTTTTATAGAATTTAATACATGTATTAACGTTTTGATAAACTTGGAGAACATAAAAACCAAGTGATAAAATCAAATATATCCGTTTATCCCATTCTACATTATTTATATTTGAAAAAAATTGTCCAATAGCATGTTTACTAAACAATACCGATAACATTTCACGATACTTATCAAAAGAAATAGGTATATTTTGTAGTTTAAGAATGAAAAAAGGTAATATCAAAAATAAAATGGGTAATGCTAATGAGAGAATTGGAGATGCTAAATTATAAATACTAAGAATTTGTAGAAATTGCGTGTTATTGTTTAATTTTTTGATAATATTAGTATCAATATATTGATACTTTTCACAAAAGTTATTTTCATTTTGTAGATTGTTATATATTTTAAATGATTCATCAATATTATTGAATTCAATATCATTTTTATAATTTTTAATAAGTTTTTGACTATCTTTCAAAAAATGTATATCATTTGTATAGTATTTTGACCATAACTTCATTGACATTTTGTCAATATTATTGACTGGATTTAAAGCATATGTATATAATGAATCATGTTCAGGATTGGTAGTAAGTTCTAAATCATTATTAATGTTATCATTAATTTGAAATTTTTTTTCAACAAATTCAATAGGTAGTTTGAAAATACTATTTGTCATTAAATAAAATTATTATATTAATGACAAATTTTAAACTAATTATATATTAATTATTCTACAAAAGAACTTGGTAGTTCTTCAATACTAGTATTATAATATTCTTCTATTTCTTTAATTTTTTTTGAATCATGACGAGTAATAAAGTTAATACCTACACCTTTACGACCCCAACGACCACTACGCCCAATTCGATGTAAATATGTATGAATACATTTGGGAATATCAAAATTGATTACAGTGCTTACTTGTTGAATATCAATACCACGAGCTGTTAAATTTGATGACAATAGAACACGATATTTTCCACTTTTAAAATTTTTATAACTTTCTTGTCGTTCATTTTTATTCATACCACTATGAATTTGACAAACCGGATAATCATCTTGTTTCATAGCATCATAAAGTTCGCTAACACGTTTAATACTATTACAATAAATAATACATTGTGACATTGAAATGCTACTGAATATATCTTTTAAAGTTTCATATTTTTGAACATCATTGTTAACAGCAATATAGTACTGAACAATACCTTCAAGTGTTAATTGTTCCGACTTCACCAAAATTTCAATTGGATCCCTCATGAATTTATGTGTAAGTAATTTTAGTTCAGTAGGTAATGTGGCACTAAATAGTGCTACTTGGATATTAACAGACATAAACTCAAAGATATTATATATTTGATCTTTAAATCCAGTAGATAACATTTCATCTGCTTCATCTAGTACAAGTAATTTTATATCATCTGCATTAATATAATTTCTTCTAATCATATCATGAACACGACCTGGACAACCTACAATAATATGAGGCACTTCATTTTTAAGTTCAGTAATATCATTTTCTGTTGATGTTCCTCCAATAAGAAGTTTTATTTTTAATTTTTTCATGTTAATACTAATTTGATCAATAACTTCTTTGATTTGTTGAGATAATTCGCGTGTAGGTGAAATAATAATAATTTGTGTTTTATCAATATTTTGATCTACCATTTGTAGAGATGCAATAGTAAAACAGCCAGTTTTACCAGTACCGGATTGAGCTTGGGCGATGACATCTTTACCATTAATAATTGGATAAATAGATCTAGATTGGATTGGACTAGGTTTTTCAAATCCATATGCATAAATACCACGCATTAAATTAATATGTAAATCAAGGTCATCCCATGAAGATATTGTTTTATTTTCATAAATATTATTAGATAAATCCATATGATTTATTTTATATATATTATATTTTATATATAATATTTAAGTAAATATATTAAAATGTATTATTAATAATAATATATAATGATTGCGCATGTAAAAAGATATACAATAGATGATTTTATTAAGATTATGGTAAAAAAATTTACTTATACATTACCAGAACATGTAAATGAAAAAATAAAATCATTAATAAAAAATATAGATGAAACTATGAAACAAAACAAAATAAATCCAATAAATATTACAAGAAGAAACAGATTGAGTCATGAACATTGGAATAATATCCGTAATTTCAAAGAAACCCATATTAATAAAAGTGAAGGAATATATAAGACATTTGATAATATTAGAAATATATTAAATAAAATTACAGAAGAATCATATGAAAATAATAAAACACAAATTTTTAATTATATAGATAGCATTGAAGATTGTGAAGACATTAAAAATATTGAAAGTAAAGAAGAGATATATAATAAACTAGAAAAAATTATATTTGATATAATTAGTAATAATAGTTTTTATTCGTATATATATGCAATACTGTATAGAGATTTGTTGGAAAAATATAAATTTCTTAAAGTAAATTTTGATAAAAATTTGAAAAAATTTGAAAATATATTTAATAAACAAATTGAGTTAAATTTCGATAATGATTATGAAAAATTATGTAGTATCAATAAAATGAATGATTCGAGAATAGCATTATGTGAATTTTATATTAATTTGATGAAAATAGATATATTGGATAAATCAGTAATAAATAATATGATTGTAAAACTGCAAAATAATATTATTGAGTATATTAAACAAGAAAATAACATAACTCAAATAGAAGAAATAACAGAAATTTTATATTTGTTAGTAGTGAATAGTAATGACGAGATAAGTTCTATGGAAAATTATAGTAATATAATAGATAATATTATAAAAATTACACAAATTAAAAAGAAAGAAGTATCTAGTATTTCAAATAAGATAATTTTCAAACATATGGATATTTTGGATGAAATAAATTAAGTAAATTAAGTAAATTAAGTAAATTAAGTAAATTAAGTAAATTAAGTAAATTAAGTAAATTAAGTAAATTAAGTAAATTAAGTAAATTAAATATATTTATTTTACATTATATTATATTAAATACTATATAATATATTGAAATATGAACGATAATAATATAATTTACGACATATCTGAAAACGATAAGAGTAATTATGAAAAAAGTAAAACTTTAAATAATGAAAAAAAAATTAGTGAACTAAGTCTTAGTTTATCAAAACAAAATATAGATATGATATATACATTAGAAAGAAAAAATAGTTTAATAAGTAATTATAGCAATGATTATTATACAAATTCATTTGAAAATTCTCCAATAGGTTATAATTTGACAGATATAGATAACGCATACGCAAGTAGAATAGATTATTCAATAAATTATAATGTTAAACAATTAGGAAAAATTTTAGATTATTACGAAATTCCTAAAAAAAATTCACGGAAAAATGAGATGATAGAAATTATAATACATTTTGAAAATGATCCAAATAATTATTTTATATTTGCTAGACGAAAAAAATTGTGGAAGTATTTATATGAGTTGAAGTCTGACAAATATTTCAGTAAAGAATTATCATTGATAAGTATTTAAAAGACTTAAAATAATTTAAATATAATTAGTCTGATAAATTATATTTAAATGTGTGGTATTTCAGCATATATTGGATTTGAAAAATGTTATAATATTGTACTAGAGAGTTTAAAAAACTTATCTAATAGAGGATATGATTCAACCGGTATTATGTTGAACAATATCAGTGAAAAAAATTTACATTTATTCAAAGAAGCTACAAATGATAATAATTATGCAATTGATTTATTAGAAAATGATTTAATAAATAACAAAGACATAATTGAAAATTGTGACGTAAGTATTGGACATACACGTTGGGCAACACATGGAATAAAAAATGTAACTAATTCACATCCTCATATTGATAATAGTAAAAAACTATTTTTAGTTCATAATGGAATAATTGAAAATTATAAAGACCTTAAAAATTTTCTAATAAACAAAGGTTATAGTTTTTATTCTGATACTGATACAGAGGTTATTGTTAATTTGTTATCATATCATTATAAAAATAATGATATAGTTGATGCAATAAATAAAACAATGTGTGAATTACAAGGAACATTTGGTGTATGTTTTTATAACATAGAAGAACCAAATAAACTATATTGTTTTAAAAGAGGAAGTCCAATATTAATAAGTATTAATGAGAATTTTGCAATGATTTCATCTGAAATGTCAGGATTTAATAATC